CTATTATCTAAAGTTAACTGTGCTGTCCTCTGTGAATTAAAATCTCCTTGTAGTGGGCTATTTCCTTGCATGGTTTTTGTATAATTTTGCTGATTCAAACTTCCCATTATAGAATTATTTAATGTGCCTGCAACCATTCCTGTTACGGAATTAAATTCCGGCAAATTAATATTGTCCATTATTGAAGTTTCAGCTGGAATCTCATCAAGTGAAATAGTTTTATCTTCTGTTGTTCCTGGATTATCTGCTAAATATGTGCTTCCTGTTGGCCAAGGCATTCTAACCGTATTAGAATTCATGATATCTAAATCTGATGTTTTGGGTGGGGGAAGTTTTGGAAGGGGAAGTAAACTACTAGGTACAAAATTTGTTTGTGTCGAAGAATCAAAAAACAATTTAGAAGTATCTTGAGCTTTATTTAAACTAAAATTTGAAATAACACTGTTAGGTGTTGATAAAAAACCGTGGGTATTTTGACTATTTGATAGACTATTCCATCCCGAGGAATAAAAACTATCTGGAATCTCTTTGCCTGAATCTGATAAAAACATTATGGATATTTCATTGCTTCTGTCTTAAGTCCTAAAAGTTCTCCTGAAACATGATACTGAATTGAGGTATTCGTACCTTTTGTAGTTAAATTTGAAAAGACTCTACTAATAAGTCTTCCCATACTGTAAGAATTTAAATAATTTTCTGTAGGTGCATTAATGCCATTTCCAACTGTTGCTAAAAAGGCAAATGGTGCTAGCATTGGACACAAAAAGTCATATGATTGAATTGTTTTTGGCGAAAAATCTACTGTTTGTAATTGATAAAAAGCTGATTCTGTATCAGGAACTCCTAAAATAAGATCATAATAATCTGAGCCCGGTGAAGGATCAAACGCAATTTTCGTATTGCCTTGAAAAAATGCCTGATGTGTCGGTTGAATTGAAATTTTTACTCTATCAAATGAAAAATAAGCTTGGTATTCCCTACCAATCTGTGCTAATGATAAAATAAGTGGAACATTAATTTCTTGTGTAAACCAAGAGGTTGCAGTGTCAATATTCCATAAAACTGCTTTTATAAATTTGTTCTTTTCTGATACTTTAATCCAATCCATCTGATTACAATTTAAATTTAAACTATTGGATTGTGCTTCAATTCCAATTCCAAAATCTGTTACAATTGGTGGTTTTGTCTCCTGTTGTTGTTTTGGTTTCTTTGTAGTTGTCGTGGTGTTGAATAACGGATTTGTCTCAAGTTGTGACATATTTTTAATATTTTATCTAAAATTTAGAAACATACTGCTGGTCCGAATAATTCGTATTAAGACTAAATGATTATAGATTTCTACTAAAATAAATCCTACTATAGAAAAGAATTTGAGTTTTTAAAGAATCTCCATTCTTTGAGTTTTTATAGAATCTCCATTCTTTGGGTGTGTGTGTTGTTTGTGTGTGTGTGTTCATTTTTGAAATAGTGTTATTAGAACAGCTATACAAAAATGGTCCGTTAAAGAAAAACTTACGCCTTTAATATTATTATAATATT